CGGTGCCCAGCATCATGGTCATCAGGTTCGATGAGCCCGGCTGGGCCATTGCGGAGATCATCTTCGTGGCGTCCTGTGTGGAGTACCCGAAGCCCGAGGCGACCCTGATACCCTCCACACCAGCGGCCATTGACTCTGGGTTGATGCCCATAGTGGTCTGGAGGTTCATCATTGCGGGGATACCATCGGGACCCAGCATCCTGTCCGTCATGGGCTGGCGCCACTTTGCTTGGTATTGCAGTTGTGTACCGCCGTGCATCTGTCTCATGAGCATGCCGGTTCTATCGGCCTCTAGGGTGTATTCGGCCCTACCCTTAATGTTCTCAGCACTAGCACTTATCAAGCCCGAGACCTGCGCGAGGAACGGAGAGAGTTCACCCTCCTCACCAAGCGCAAAGGAGTCCTTCATAAACTTCCTACCACGGCCGGGTGGCTTTGGTGTCTTAAACTTAGAATTGAGGTCGGCGTTGGTCCCGTAGCCGACATAGCCGGGTGCCGTCGGTGACGGGACGGCACCCGCAGCCGTGGTCCCACCACTGGAACCTGTGGTGCTCCACCCGGCTGAAGCGCCTCCCATGGCCCCAGCCACCCCGCCTAGAGCAACCTGAAACTGTTGAGCGGCTGCTAGGGCCGACTTTATCTCAGACTTGAAGGTACCGATGTTGCGGTTTAAGGTACCGAACTCTTTGTTTAGACGGGCAAGACCCGAGGCGTCCACCGTGAACCGCGCCTTGGCAGACAGAAAGGCTTCCCTGTTCTTCTCTATACCGCCAGCGGTGAGATCGTCTTCAGGCGTATCGGGATTGATAAGTTCAGGCATGGGTTACTGATTCCTCCATCTAGCCATGTCCCCCCAGAAGGAGCGTTGCCGAACAGACATTGAGCGTATATCTCCTAGCGTAAATCCCGTATAGGCACTGGCGATTATGTCATAATCCCAGTATACTGTTGTTAAGTTAACCGAATAAAAGGTAGGCCCAGTCTAAGACCATCGTGACCGTCTCGTCACAATGAGCGCACGGGGCTTCCACCTCCTCCAACGTCGGGCCGGGCTGGTTCTCCACTATGGCGCTGACGATGAGCCGCCGGTCCGCTATGGACAGTTCCCGTGCCCACTGCTTCTTTACTACATCCGTACGATCATCGTCCCACACAACACACTGTACGATGATCGCTGTATTCTGAGCAGCCAGAGTATCACCGGACGCTGCGATTGCCTGTGCGTCCTTGCCCGTGGGGTAGCGTACCTGAATGGTCCTGCCGTCACGTAGCGTCACCGGGCGGGTCTTTCGAGGATCGTTTACCGGCTGCTTCACCGGGAAGTCCTTGTCCAGATTGACCAGAACGTCACTGCTTCCTTCGCATGCCGGGCAGGTGACGACAAAGGTCCGCACGTTACCGTACGTAGCCTTAACCACTCCGAGGAACAGCAGATCACGGTCTCCCACGATCAGGTTGTCGAGGACTGAAGGGTCTTCTGATACCCGGAGGGCACCAACGTTCTCAACAGCGCGGCTCAACAGCACGGACGTGTACTCCGCATAGGAGAGGTTCTCTCTAGTGCTGAGTCGCGCAAGTTCTTCCTCGTCTTCCCCGGTCATCTCCCGAACAGTGGCGTTAGTCTGCCACTCCCCGGTATCCACATCCACTACCCCCCTGATGAGTTCGACCGTCGTTGGAGCAGCCTTACCCACCTCAGGGGGCGGTTCTTGTAGTGCCTCTTCTAGGTCTTTGGCCTGCGCGGCCAATTCCAGACTCATGTAAGTCTCCTTATTAGTTGTCTACTTTATTATGACTATCAGCCAGCGCCGGGACTAAGCAGGCCCGTAGTTGACGTTCGCTACGGCCCCATCACCCTCGAAGTCGTCGTCGCCCTCCCACAGGACAGTGAAGCCCTCGTGGTGCAACTGCAACTGCTGGATCAGCAGGCCGTTGTCGCCAGCGTTGAGGTCGCTCACCGAGTACGAGCCGGGCCAAGCGTTGTACAACTTGATCATCAGACGCAGGGGGAGGTCCGCCTTGGCCTCAGAACTGGGGTCCTGATCATACACGTAGTTACTGCTGGTGACAGGATGATCAAACACCTTCACCGTGACCGTGCAGCGATAATCAGAACCATCTAAGTTGCTGTGTTGGCTTCCATTACCGCTGGAACCCTTTTCAAGTATCCCGCCCTGCCATGCGTGGATGAACTGCTGCCACTTGAACAACTGTGACTGGTTGGCGAACATGCCACGTGCCAGAGACACCGGAGCGAAGTCCGACTGCCCGACCATCTTGTGTGGGTGGGTGTTCATCCCGCCTTCCCGGTAAGGGATGACCTCGTTGGTGACGGCGATACCGGACATCTGGGCAAAGCCCAAATTGTCTAAGCCGTCAGCCAAGTCCTCCAGTTCCGCATCTTGTGGGTTGATCATCACACGGAACTTGAAGTTCCTAAGTGGATCAGTCCTGAGGGTTTGTGAAGTAACTGTCATGTGCTATTCCTCCTTAGAGGGTATCGGTGGCGTTGGCTCCGCCGGTCCATTGGCTGACATTGATAACCACATACTCAGCCGGGTACTGAAGAGCCAGACCCACTTCAACGTGGAGTTCGCCGTTCGAGACTGTGCTTGTGGTATTGTTGGTGCTGTCGCAGGTCACGTAGAACGCTTGTGCGGACGTGTTGCCCTTAAGGCCCCCCCGTCCCCACAGGCCCCTAAGTTCCTGCTCAACCACGTTCCTTACTCGTGTCCGAAGGTTGACATCGTTGGGCTCAAACACAGCGAAGGCCGTGATGGTCTTCATGCGAGCCTTCACGAAGTTAATCGTACGGCGGATCGGGATGAACTTATCCGGGGAGGTGAGCGCAAGGGTCCTAGTGCCGTTGACGATGGCCCCTGTGCCCGGGACCAGCCGGATCGGGTTGATGTGTGCGTCGTACAGCGTGCCCTCCTCAGACTCCGTGTAGGTCGCTGCCAAACCGAAGACATTGGCAAGGTCCAGACTGAGGCCAGCCGGTGCCTTGGCAACGGAGTGCATACGCTCTGCCTTCCCGTAGATCGCCATGATCGCTCCGCCCAGAGGGGCGGTACGCAGGGCCGCTGGTCCGGTCTTGGTGGGATCAGACACGGTGGCGGCAGGATAGTACACTGCCCCGTAGCCGCTGTTGGTGTAGGCGCTCGTAGCGGTAACTGCTGCCGATGCCGTCAAGGCGGTGGGATCGGGATCAATGACAATGAACCCAGTACCCCTCGTAGACGCATAGGACAAGGCGTAATTAACGTCTGACGATGCCGAGCGTCCCGGCAGGTTGATCACGAGGTCCCCGGTCACCTGATCGAGGTAGTTGAGGGCCGCACTGTAGTCGGCTGCTAGGACGGCCGTTCCGTCAGAGCCTCCCGCCAGATAAGCCGTACCCGTAGTGACCTTAGTGTTTGCGTGCTTGGCTGCCGTGGACACGGCAGACACTGTCAGGTAATCGGAGTAATTGTTGAGCAGGGTCAAGACGTAACGGCTGTGATTGGGATCAAGACTGATCTCCGCCCAACGCTCCTTCTCAGCACCCGCCAACTTGATAATCAGGTTGAAGGTGCCGTACGTGGTAGCCGAAGCAACCTCGACACCAGCGGAGACCTCCACAGTCAGGTCACTACCCCAAGCGCCAGCGTTCTCTGCGGTAAGCAGGAACATATTGGCGGGGGTGCCCGCCTCGGTGCCCGCCACGTACGCCGTGGCCTTGGCGGCGGTACCGCTCGTGGCCCCGCCCGCAAGGGTGTGGGAGACCTCCGTGGCGTAGGCCGCATTGATCTTCACACCAGAGGCGTGGTTGGTGGTGACCTGTGCTGACACCGTGATGTACTGGGAGCCAGTGACCGCATGGTTTACAGCGATTGTGGCCGAAGTATCAGCAGTGTCGTTGTCGAAGGTCAGACCGGGGAAGGTCTCCTTGGTAACACCCTTGTACTTGACCGTGAGGTCGATGATACCCGAACCGCCAGAGGCGTCATTCTCGTCGTTATCGGCGTTCTCGGTGATGTGGATTGAGATCCAGTCCCCATCGACACCCTCCAACTTGGACGTAGCAGTAAGCAGACCTTGGCTGCTCCCGTGCGTGACCACAAAGGCTGATGCGGTGTTGGCGGTAGTGCTGGTGGTCAAGACCCTGACGACGTAACATTCCACACCACCATTGGAGAAGTACTGGTACACGGAGTACCCCAACTCGTATGACGAGTTGATGTCACCAAAGGTACTAACGAACGCGTTCCATGACGTGATCAGAACAGGTTTACCAATGGGACCACGGGGGGATTGCCCCACAAACGAGGCAGTAGTTCGACCGGACCGGTTCGTGACAACGGCCTTTAACGGGGACTCGGTGACGAACACGCCGGGACGTGAGTAGACAGGCATTACAGTTTCTCCTTAATACGGTGGGTTACAGGTTTCATGCCAGAACATCTGTTGTGAACTTGTCCTTGAAGAGAACCTCGGCCTGTGCAGTGACCTGCCCCAGACCCACAAGGATGGTGGATGGTATCTCTGATGTAACGGACAGAGTATAGACCTTTCGGAATAGCCTCTTCTTAAAGCCCGCTTCTTCATCAAGCATGTCAGCGCTACGCCAATCCAGCATGTCCATGTGGCGGTGTGTGTCATCAGCACCAACCTCAAGGTACCCCCTGCGGAAGGGGGCCACCTTGGTCAGAATATGTGCTTGGAGGTAGCGATCATGCAGTGCAGAACGAGTAAATGTGGTTACTTGGTAGAGCAGGTCCACCGGGGTATGTTCCATTGCGGTAATAAACGGTGACCCAGACACCCCACCATATGTGAGCGTAGTAATATCCGTGGTCTCGTTGGGCCAATATGTAAACACAGCGCTACCATGGGTAGCGTAATGTCCTGAGGGCTGGCCTGAGGGGGCGGTACCACGAAAGGCATAGATATTGGTATCGGAATGCTGGCGGTTCGCTGCATGGTTGATGTCCAAGAGTTCAATCGTAATGAAGGGGTACGTACGCTCCGTCTCACCCTCCGGGTACCGGAAGAACACCTGCACGTCACGGGTCGAGTCCCGGTCGTCCACGAGTTGGATACCAGAGAACTTCTCCTTGAGGGCCTGATCCTCAGCAAGCAGGAATCCGGTGCGATTAGGCATCCACTACCACCTCTCCCATGGCCCGGCGGACTCCCTTGCCCACCTTATTGGCGACCTTGTCGCCTTCCTTGAACAGCGTGCGGCGCACGAACGCCCGAGGAGGAGTAGTGGCGTCCCCGAACTCCAGCGCTGTGGCCTTGGTTTGCAGTTGGGTGGGAACATCGAAGAGACCGAACACCAGTTCGTCCTGCTCATCCTCGTTCGATACCACATCGTAGTACTGTGACAAACGACGATAGTCGTCGTCTTTCTCCAAGTTCTCCCGGGACTCCTTGACGTGCTCTTCCAGAACCTCGTTCATGGAGTATTCCAGCATGGCAGGAAGTAATGAGGAGAGAAGATCGGCGTACTCAACGGCCGATGGAATGCCGGAAATGAGTCCGCCCGAGGGCAAGGAGGCGTCAGTACTCAATGACATTGAAGCCATACGCTCTCCTAGCGTCCTCTGGGCAGTTGGGGGGCCCCAGCGCTCGCTGGAACCTCATACTAATGATACACCATTTAGAAGAAGTCTGGGTCGGGTTAATCACCTCTGAGTATGCTTGCCCAGTCTTGCTGCTGTTTTTGCCAAGCCCCGTGGGCAATGCGTACCATGTCCGGTGCGAACTCAATGTTCCTTTTATTCGCATCGTCAGTAGGGCTGTCTTCGGGTCTAAAGTAGAAACTCTCCCCGCTCCATGCCGAGTCTGGATCGAGGCGCTCAGGAGGGTCGGCAAACTGTGTCAGACTCAAATATCCGCCTCCCCCTAACTGTGCGTACTGACCGTATGTAGTCTGCACGCCTGCTGGAGCATCGAACGTGCGGGTGCCAGCCGCGCTACTCCTCCACGCCTCCTCTGGTAGCCATGAGTGTGCGTAGACGTGGGCGTTACCGGTGGTTGCGTCTATTGCATCGCCGGGACTCGATATGTTACTAAGTCGAGGGGGACGAGGTGGTTGCGGATTGGCGTCGGCTCGACGGTGGCCGGTGTTGGTGGAGGGTAAGGTATGCTGCATTTCAACAAGGAACGCTGGCATACCCAACCGGTGCCCGGGAGTGAAATCTGCTGATGATTCCCCCTCCCTCACGGGCCTGCTTATTCCCGTATCGTCTGAGGCAAGAAACTGGTACTGGTAGAAGGCATGCCCCTCGGCCCTCTCGTACTCCTC